GAGCGTTTGCATGGACGGCTTGGAAGAAAACACCGCACCCTACACACCCAAGGGCAAAAGGCGAACAGCGTTGGTTGAGCGACTGTTGAAGCATCTGGTACACGGTGGAAAACAAGGCCAGATGTATAAGCGAATCAACCCGTCAAGCGCACTTGGGGCTTTTCTAGTTTTTCAATCTTAATAGGAGTCAATAATGAACACTGACAAGTCTGGAGAGGGAAGGATACTCAGTCTATCCACCCTTGGAGAACCTATGTCTGAACAAGAGTTTGAGGAGAAAATGGACAGAGGTGAACTTGATTATGAATATGCAGAGTACCTCATGGATCACCGATCAGTTGGTAATGGAGAGATACTGATTAGGTTGATGGAAAGAAATGAACTCTATGATGATTTCAAATATCACATGACAAGGAGCGACAAATGAGCAAAGAAGCAATGGAAAAAGCATTAGAGGCTTTGGAATTTCAGCCTTATTTAGCTGAATGGTACTTACGAGATCATGTAATTCCCGATGCCATCAAAGCCCTTAAAGAAGCTCTTAAACAAGAGAAACAAAAACAAGCATGGGTAAGTTTGACCAATAAAGAACAACAACAGTTATACGATCAATGGGGAGGAATTGATGGTTGGGGTGTTTTTTGTGACAGCATTGAAAAAGCATTGAAGGAAAAAAACAATGTTTGAAGACTTTTGGAAGGCATGGCCTAGTAGTCCCAGAAAAGGGGCTAAATCGGCTTGTAAGAAGGTTTGGGACAAGTCCTACTGCGATACCCAAGCAGACCAGATCATCAAGCACCTAGCCTGGATGAAGACCACAGAGCAGTGGCTAAAGGCAAATGGTGCGTTTATCCCTGCTCCCTTGGTGTATCTGAACCAACAACGCTGGGATGGCGCAGAAGTGCCTGAAATGGCCTCTAAACCAGCCGTAGACCCTGCCCTAGCCAAGATCAAGGCAGACATTGCCAAGGCAACCCCAATGCCCCAGGAAGTGCGCCAGCGATTAGCCCAACTCAGAACAAGAAACTAATTAAAGCAGACAGACATGACTGAACAGCAATTTGAAGCCGCCATGAGATCATTTCGACTCGAATTGGAATATAGAGACTACATCATGGACAGGGCCAGCCTTGAAAATGGTGATGGGATTTTCCGATTGATGAACAGTGGTGATTTTTATGAAGGCTTTAAAGAAAAGATGACAGGAAACCAAAATGAACAAAGATGAAGCCCACCACTTGCTCAACAAAAGAAAACAAGGGCTTGCTGTTTCACTCTACCTTGTCAACAGAGCCTTACTTGTATCAGGAGACATTAGCATGGCTTGTTCACCTTGCCAAGCAACCTGGATGGAAGGGTCAAGCATGGCACAGGGCGAAGGAGTTAGAGACTTGTTCTACCCATTTGTGGATAGGGATAACCCAGGACTTAATTCAACAAATGAAGGAGCACAATGAGCGAAGCACTAAACCGAGTAATTGAAGAACAGCAAAAGCGTATTGATGACCTTTTGGAAGGAAATAAAAAGCTGATTGAGAGGTCTGCCAGGGTGTTTAAACAGAATGAAGAACTATTTGAGGCCGTTGCCAAGCTGATTGATTTCAGAATGAACTACGATAAATGGGAGGACAAGCAACGAGAAGCCTATGGTTCATTGCGCCATAAAGTGCGTATGCAGATGATAGAGGCTGGATATTGCGTGACTTGCTACAACTTCATGGCCCATTGTGAGTGTGACTATTAGTGAGGCAAACAATGGCCAAAATACACCTTAGCCCGCATCAAGCCTTCATGCTCAAGCACTTTGCCTTGGGCTGGAAGTTCAAGCTGGTCAACAAGAAGCCTGGCTCATGGAATACATATTGGTCACTCAGGCGCAGAGGTTTGGTGAACTCGGGCAGCATATTGACGGATATTGGCAGGAAAGCCTTGAGGGATAACAAATTGGAGACAACATGACTAGAGATGAGATTGTGAGCATGGCTAAAGAAGCTGGTTTACTAGGAGGCCCTGTATTTACCCAAGGACTTGAACACTTTGCCAAGCTGGTGCGAAACGATTACAGCAACAAACACGCCCAGTTATGGCTAAAACGCATTGATGAGGCTATTCAGACCGAAAGAGAGGCGTGTGCGAAGGTGTGTGAGTTGCTTCCACTTGAGTGGGAAGATCAGCCAAACATAGCGCAGGCAGAGCTGGCAACCAAGATGGATTGCGCCCAAGCAATTCGCGCAAGAGGCGGGGAAGAAGCCCGCATTAAAAGATTAGAAAAATATTTAATAAGACGCACCATCACCATATGAAATACTCACTTTATGTTATTGATAACAAAGAAGTCATGGCTGAGGAACTTTTGCCAGCTAAAAACCAAACAAAACTCAAGATGAGGGTTAATCAATGACTATTTACCTTGGGCTGGATCCGGGTTCCATCAGTGGTGCAGTTGGTGCATTGGATTCAAATGGCGATTATTTAGACTCTTTTATGATTGAGCATAAAGATAAAAATATATTGCCCCTCGTATTCAAAAACATGATATTGCGTTGCATTGACCCAAGGGAAGGCGCGGAGATTTGCATGGAATCAGTCCATTCAATGCCAGGACAAGGGGTTGCCAGCAGTTTTCAGTTTGGCAGGGCTGTTGGTGTTATCTCAGCCGTTGCTGAATTAACTAATTACCCTTTCCATTTGGTAACGCCTCAGAAATGGAAAAAGTATTTCCATTTGACAAGCGATAAAAACGAAAGCCTAGACCTAGCCCGATCATTTTGGCCTGAAGCAAAACTGATTCGCAAAAAAGATGGAAACAGGGCAGAGGCATTATTAATAGCACTTTATTGGCGTGAGCAGATTAATGGCAAACAAGATAAACCCAAACAGAACCCAGACGGACTTTAAACTAGATTTAAGCCCAGAACAAAGGGCCATTCTGGAATTGATCGGAGGCGGTAATATGACCCAAGGGTTGAAGGTCGCTATCGATCAAGCAGGGCACTTCTTCAATTGTGGGCTTGACCCTGAAATGAACCTGAATTTTGTGGGCTTGGTCACTACCTTGCCAAACCAGGATGATGATTGACCACAAAAAATGCCGCTAGAAGGGCTTAAAAGTGGCCTAGAAGGGCTTGTTTTTCTGAGGGTACATAGGGCAAGGGTAAAAGGGCTTGCAAGGGCTTAAAAGTGGGCAATAAAAAACCCGCACTTGGCGGGTCTAAGTTAGTGGTGGCTGACTTATTTATGAATATGTATTGATTGCAATTTTTTGCAAATGCCGATCAAGTGATTCATGGAGGTGTTTTATTGCATCTTTTTTTGTGTTAAAACATCTAAAATCTCCATTCTCATCAATCCACTCATCCCCTTGGGTGTTAAATATTACAAAATATTTCTCTTCAATGCGAGTTGCTTGCCAATCCTGTGGATTATTGAATCCCCATTCAAAATAAATTTCCCTGACAATCTTTTTCCCTTCGCTTTCAGTTAATCCAAGTAAACGGCCTATTTCACTAGGATGATATTCTTGAAGTAATTCTCTGGCTTTTTGAATATACATTTTGAGTCTTTCAATAGTCTAATGATTGTGCGGTGATTTTGAAGTGACAAGCGATGCCGCTATCGTTTTGGGCTTGCCTAATGGCTTGCACAATGATTCCCAGGTGGTCAAAATCAGCAACGCATAATTTAACCTCTCCAGTTTTGTTTTTGAATTTATGATCTTCAAATAATTCAATTTTAATATCGTTTAACATTTCAAAGCCTTTCATTTTTTGCGGGTAAGTATGCGAAGGATTAGGGCGAGCACACCGTATATCATGTTTAAACGCCTTGCTCAAGTTTTATCGTTCCACATTTGTTGCCGTTGCTATCCCGAATAAAGTCTTGAAGCTCGTTATATCGTCTGGCATCATGGGCAACTGTTTGCAAAATATCCGCAATTTCACCCCATGGGTCGTCTTCAAATGCGGAGTTTTCGGTATAAATGGTTATGGTTATTTTGCTCATGCTGTCACCTTATCGGCAATAGCCCAGCTTGCGGACTCGTAACCCTCAAGCCGTGGAATTGCATCCGAAATAATCGCTTCAATCAGTTTAAACGCTATGGACTCTTCATAATCGGAGTGTTCGCATGACTGATAACGCAAGCACTGAGCCGCTTTAATCGCTTCAATGGCTGACAGTATGGGTGCGCCTCGGTCGTATTCAATGAGGCTCGTTTCAGCCTCAGAATACCTGTAATTGACGCTTTTAATATTCTCGTCAATCAATAATTGGGCAACCTCTTGCTCATGCGCTGACACGTTTAAACGCATCGTTGGATTACCATAAGCAACAGTTATTTTATGCCGTGAGGCATATCGAACCAGAGCATTAATGTGTGTGTCGGTGACGATGAAAGCTGACATTTTGAACGCCTTTTAAAAAGTTAATGAGACCCCAGGCAAAGCCCAGGCCGAAGGGGACATAATCCCCTTGAGCCTTGGTTTTAATTGTCAAACTGGTGGTGAACGATGCAAATCACTTGGTCATCTCGCTTTTGAATTGTCTCAACTCTATGGCAGAAATAACCCCCAGGGCGATTAGTATCCCTATAAACCTGCGGAAAAAGCCAGTTGTATGCTTGTTCTTCCGATAACACATCGTTTAAACAGGTTAGCAAGATGTAATCCTGCGAGCCATCGCATCCCTCTTCAATTCGTCCAATGGTTGTCGCTTCAATTTCAAGTTCAAGTTCGGTGGTGGTGGTCATAATTAAGCCTTTTAAGTTGTCCACATGATGAAAGCCAGGGCAAGGAAAGCCAGGGCAGAGCCAATAACTACAATTTTGTCAGATGGGTGCATGATGTTTAAACGCTTTCGGTTTGGTTGATGCGCTTGGATTGCACCCAGTGCCAGCCACGCATGAAAACCTCAGGGAAGGCATCGAGCAATTTTTGTCCGTTGCCACTGTCAGCCACAATGTAAGCCTCTCCAATGGCCTCAGCAAACGAGCCGTGTTGACCAGTGCGGAGTTCACAAGCTGACAAGTAGAACTCATAAGGGGTGAGAGAATTATTTGTCTTTTTGCTATCCTTTTGTTTTGCAGGATAGTTATCATAAGCATCATGGATTAGGTTTGTCATTTTGAAAGCCTTTCAAGTTGTTTAAACAGTCTCAGGGATTTTGCCCAGTAGCTTGCCCAGGTCAGTGTGTACCTGTTGCTTCGTGCCTGTCATGCCCATGCTCTTGAGGATTTTGTAACAGGATGTGCCACGGCTCATCTTCATGCCTTTGAGTTCGAGGCCCAGGCCACGCCAAAGGGTCAGCAAGCGAAAATGCTCAATTTGGTCAGGGTCAGTTAGTATGCTCATGGTTTTCACGCCTTTCAAAATTAAGCCCCGAAGGGCTTGGGTTTATTAAATTCTAGCCACTGGTGTGCCGTCAATCATCATGCTGTGGACATTGTGCCCATACATGAGTTTGACTAAGGCGGCGACAGCAGATGACAGTGAACAGGTCTCGCATTTTGCAACACGCCCATCTGGTGTGTCCACCAGGGTGATGATGTGCTCATTATGGAGAATGAAGTTAGCCAAGATTTTGTTTGTCATTTTGAAAGCCTTTCAGGATAGTGCGACAATGCACCCAGTAGCACCCCGTAGGATGCTAGAGGTTGGACTGTCAGGCCGCCGTCATCTCGCCGTGGTCAGGGCAGTGAGGTGCGCCCATCTCAGCAAGCCACTTGCCTGAGGTGTAGGCGATATAACCACAGTCATTGCACATGCACTTAAGCATGCGTGTGCTTTGCTTTTTGATGGCATTCGCGGGCACCAAGTCAGCATGAGGGTACACACCCAGGCGAGCCAGCACAGGTTCAGCCCAGGCCAAGAACTCAGGCCCAGCCGTGGTCGCTGTCAGTTTGCCCTCTAAGCCAATGGCGCGAGCCGTGCGCCCGAACTTTGCCCCATGTCCGTCACCAGGGTGAATCGCATGGATCAGTTCATGGGCGAGAATGTCGAGCACACGCGAACTGTCTGAGATGGTGGGAGAAATGAAAATCTCCGCATGGCTGTCAGCGGATGCCGTGGCTGACCAACATTGGCCCAGTGTGCGGTTGCGGTTGCCTAGTGCGCCTTTTGAGGGGAATCCGCACGATGAGCGCACCTCATGTGGGAGAGCCTCCCCATGCTGTTTAAACAGTGCCCTGAGTTCTTCGGTTGCTTGTGAGAGCCATTGCTCTCTGGTGATGTTGTTGCTCATGTGACGCCTTTCAGAATGTTGTTGAATGAGAGTTTTTCGATGCTCTCACTACATAAGCATAATAGAATCGTGCCAGTTTTTTTACATCGTTGATTTTAAACAAGAAAATCAGCAACATGAAAACCCTAATAGTAGTAACCCCTATCTAATATCTCACGATGTGAAATGTAAATCTAAAATATTCCACATGGTGAAATGATGTCGGTTAGGGTTTACCCGTAGAGTGTCATTGGAATAATTGGTCAGGTTACCTTACTAAGGTGCTTAGACGACATTCATTACCCGACCGACTGGACGGTTAATTAATTCTCAGGGTTTCTACCTAGGTACTTACCCTCATAGGGTTTACCCTTAAGGGTTTGTAGGGGGGGAGGGGGTGTGTGTGGTGTGAAAGATTTTGTGGTGCCTCCTCCGTACAAGAAAAGCCAATTTAGCCTTTTGCCAACAACAAGCCTAATCTTTGGTAAGAAAAGGAGTTGGTAGAGTCTTGGGGTAGTCTTGTCTCTAGCTGGATGACAAGTTTCATTTGGGCACGGAGTGGCTACCCGAGGTATGTCGAGTGCTTAAAAACTTAGCAGATAGCCGCTTGGGTGTCTGCCACAGGGAGAGCCTACTTCTAGGCTTACTCTAAGTTCTCTACTTAGCTTCTCTGCGGTCATAACAGGGGTTTGCAGGTTCGCCCTCTGTTGAGTCGGGTAGCTGTACCGACACCCATTTGTTGACAATGTATTAGAAAAGGAATCCCTTGTCAAACGAATTCAGGGTCTTTTGAGCTTTCTTTCGTTCCTTGCGCTTCTGTTTTCTAATAGACTGTTGATTTGTAAGACCTTTCTTCTCTACTGCCAGACCAAGTGCAGCGTTTGAAATACTGCCTTTCCAGTGATGGATTGCTACCTTGAGGTTTGTGATCCTACGCTTCGTTGCTTGTTCTTCTGGAGTAAGTTCAATTGCCATGAAAAAAGCCCTTTAGGGGTGATACAGTCTAGCCCCCGAGTATCCCCAGGGCTGTACCACTTCTAAAAGGCTTATCTGGCTAGAACAGATGATTGCAGTGTACTAGGGTTTACCCCACTTGTCAAACAAAAGAAAGTGAGTTACATTGTTGTTGCCAAGACGCATGGAGATTGGAAGACGGCTCAAAGCCCCGAGCCGTGGGCGACTCGACGGAGTTATCTTTAGAAAACCCAGTCCCCAGCCGTGTTGGTTTGTGTAGCATTGAATCGGAGTAGATCATGTGTGCCCACTGCACGACATGGCGAAGCTGGCGGCTAGAACTGTGGTGAAACCGCCCACCAACAACCTATACTACTTCCATAACTGGGTAAAGTATGAATGTGATTGATGCACTGCCAAACAACCTAAAGAAAAAAGGTCGCCCGAAAGGGGCTGTGAACAAGAAGTTCACTATGGCTACCTATGCTGAAAGACCTGCGGCCCTCCTGCCAAAGACTGAAGTTCAGCGCATCAAAGAACTCAAAGACCTCCTGATAAACAGTGCAGGTTCCAATGTCGTTCACAAAGCAATTGAGATTGCCATGAATGATGAACATCCTGCACAGGCGGCTATGCTCAAGCTCTGTATGGATCGAATGCTTCCTGTCAGTCTGTTTGAGAAAGAAGGCAAGCAAAGGAATGCCGTTACCATCAACATCACAGGCATTGGTGGCGTAGAGATAGAACCCTTGCAAGATGTGACTGATGTAGAAACAAAAAATGTCTGACCTCAACTTCTCACTCCTTCCTTGGCAACAAACAGTCTTTGCTGACAAAACAAGGTTTAAGGTTGTGGCTGCTGGTCGGCGTTGTGGTAAGTCTAGGTTAGCGGCTACTACGCTAATTATTGAAGCATTGCGTTGCCCAGCAGGAAGTGCAGTTCTCTATGTTGCGCCTACAAATGGACAGGCAAGGCAGATCATTTGGGATGTGCTGTTAGAGATTGGACGGGATGTTATCCAAAACAGTCACATCAACAATATGGACATCACCATGATAAATGGTGCAAAGATTTATGTTCGTGGTGCTGATAGACCAGATACCCTGCGGGGTGTGTCCCTTACCTATGCGGTGCTAGACGAGGTTGCGGACATTAAGCCTGAAGCCTGGGAGCAAGTTATTCGTGCTTCTTTGTCAGACAAAAAGGGCAGAGCCATATTCATCGGTACTCCCAAGGGGCGCAACTGGTTCTATGATTTGTTCAAGATGGGCCAAGAGGAGACTGATCCTGATTGGAAGTCATGGCACTTTACAACCCAAGACAACCCATTGATAGACCCAACTGAGATTGAGTCTGCCAAGAAGACGCTGAGTTCCTTTGCTTTCAAGCAGGAATACTTGGCATCCTTTGATAACGCAGGTAGCGATGTTTTTAAAGAAGATTGGATCAAATATGGTGTGGAACCTGAGTATGGTAGTTACTTCATTGCAATCGACTTGGCGGGATTTGAAGAAGTGGCTAAACAAGCTGCTAACGCGAAAAAAAGACTAGATGAGAGCGCCATTGCAGTGGTCAAAGTCACTGATGATGGCAAATGGTTTGTCAAAGAGATTGACCACGGGCGGTGGGACATTCGGGAAACTGCTGCCAAAATCCTGATGAAGATGCGGGATTACAGGCCAATTTCGGTTGGAATTGAGCGTGGGGCACTTAAAAACGCTGTTTTGCCG